TTGTCGGCTCTTGGGGTGATGTACAAATTTGTGCAGACATCAACGGAACATCAGGTCAAAATATAATTTTCAAAGAAGGTGGCTCTGGAGCAAGTGGAACGGAGTTAATGAGAATTGCTACCGATGGTAGATTGCAATTTGCAAACCTTTCTGCAACCAATACAAACCTTTCTGTATTTGCAAAAGGAAACTACCTCTACGCTTTAGGCGGTACTAGCGGATTAATTTTAGGGGATGATTCTGCTCAAGGCACAAGAATATTAATGTCTACAGCCTCTAACTATATGAAGTTTGATACTAATGGTGGAGAAAGAGCAAGGATAAATAGTTCTGGTCATTTTCTTGTTGGAGTTAGTTCTTATTCAGGAAGCGCAGAAGGCGTAAAAATAGAAATCAATGGTCTTTATATTGGCAAATCAACAGCAGCTACACAGCATTGTGCAAGATTTGAAAACCCAAACGGAGAAGTTGGTAGTATTAAAACAGTTGGTAGCTCTACTCAATTTAACACATCATCTGATGCAAGACTAAAAGAAGTCACAGGCTCTGCAAGAGGATTAGAGGTAATTAATGCTCTTAATCCAGTAGCGTTTAATTGGAAAGCAGATGGCAACGCTGATGAAGGTTTATTGGCTCAAGAAGTACAAGAGATTGTACCTAATGCAGTTAGTGGCTCTGAAGAGGAATACTATCAAATGGATTACAGCAAACTTGTGACTCATTTGGTTGCAGGTATGAAAGAACAACAAACATTAATAGAACAGCTACAAGCCGAAGTAGCACTACTTAAAGGAGAATAAAATGGCAATAACTTATGAATGGAACTGTCATACTGTAGATGTTTACCCATCTGAGGGTGGCGAACAGAATGTTATTTACAACATTCATTGGATCTTAACAGGTACTGATTCTGAAGTAGATGCAGAAGGCAATCCTTATGTTGCTACTGTTTACTCAACTCAAACAGTTGATACCTCTGATCTCAGCAACTTTGTACCATTTGACCAAGTAACTAATACAATAGCTACTGGTTGGGTAGAAGATGCAATGGGTGCTGAAGAAGTACAAAATCTGAAAGATGGATTGGATGCTAATATCGCAGACCAAAAGAATCCAACTTCAGTTACCAAGCAACTTGTAGCTTAGTGAATGGCACTATTCCCAATCACCCCACCCGCAGGCATAGTCAAAAACGGAACTGATTATGCTAACAAAGGCCGTTGGGTTGACGGGGATTTAGTTCGTTTTGAAAATGGCTACCTAAAACCTATAGGTGGCTGGGAAAGATTAAAACCAACCGCATTAGATGGCGCACCCATTGGGATGTACGCCTATAACGATAATAATGGCGGTCAAGTATTAGCAGTTGGTACTAGAGAAAAAGTCTATGTGCTTTACGATGGCACTTGGACAGATATCACTCCCACTGGTTTTGTTAGCGATGCAGACAACGATCCACTAGGATTTGGTGCATACACTTACGGATCAGAAGATTACGGAGATGCTAGAAGCCAATCTGGATTACCATTTGACTCAGGTCATTTCTCCTTTGATAACTGGGGCGAGGATTTAATCTTTTGTTTTTCAGGCGATGGTAAAATCTATAAATGGTCGCCAGATACCGCGGGTGGCACACCAGATACTATTGCAACCGCAGTAACCAATGCACCCACAGGCAACCAGTCAGTCGTAGTAACCAACGAAAGACATTTGGTTGCTATAGGTTCAGGCGGAGATCCAAGATTAGTAGCCTGGTCAAACAGAGAAGATAGAACTAACTGGACATCTAAAGCTAATAATACTGCTGGTGATTTACAAGTACCTGTAGGCGGTAGAGCTTTATACGCTATCAAACATCAATCCGATGTGATGATCTTTACAGAAAACGGAATCAACAGAATGTATTACGCTGGCTCACCATTTGTATATGGTATTGCACAGGCTGGACAAAACTGTAAATCCGTTAGCAGAAGATCTGTAGTATCTACTGGTAACTTCTTAGCATGGATGGGTGAAAACGCTTTCTATGTATTTGATGGTGCTGTCAGAGAAATACCATGCGAAGTACACGATTATGTATTTGATAATCTAAACATACCAGGCAAGAAAACTTGTTGGGGCGGACATAACTCTAACTTTAACGAGATATGGTGGGGCTTTCCATCAGGTACATCTCAATACACACCCAATAAATATGTGATCTGGAACTATGCACAAAATGTTTGGTCTATCGGCTCATTAGATAGAGGATGCTGGATTGACCAAGGTACATTTAATTATCCTATCGCTGGTGATTCTAGTGGTTTTGTTTACCAACACGAATCAGGCACACTCTCAGCATCACCTAACATCAATGGCTCTGTACCATTCTGTCAATCAGGCCCTATAGAAATTGGTAGCGGTGATAGATTAGTTCAAGTCAATCAAATCATTCCAGACGAAGAAGCAAATACTCTGCCAGGAGTAACCATTAGTTTCAAAGGTAAATTCACACCACTAGGTGCAGAAACAGACTTTGGCGACTTTACTTTTGAAAGTGATGGCTATACCGATGCAAGGTTTACAGCCAGACAAATACAAATGAAAGTTACAGGCTCAACTAACCAAGACTTTCAAGTTGGTAATATAAGAATAGATACCAAAGCTAGAGGTAAACGCTGATGGATTTATCCTCACAAAGACAATATATCCAAAGAGCAGAGAATGTTCACATTAATATTACTTTAGCTAATACCGACTATACTGTTTATACCGCACCATCTGGCGATGACTTTACCTTTTCTATTATTCAGTCATTTTTAGTGTGCGAACATCAAGGACAACAAACACAAATTGATGTAACCAATACTCATGGATCAGATACTTTTAATTTATTTAATGGCAAAGTAATTACTGCAAACAGCACCTCAGAGCTATTAGAAAGACCAATTATTATTCATCAAGGTGAAATAATTAAAGTACAAGGCAATCACGCTGGTAATTTAGATATCCACATGAGTATCGTAGAGTATGGAAAAGGCGACTAATATCGTTGAATTTCCCAAGAAAGATGCTTGGGAAGTAGAGTGGGAAAGATGCAAACCTTTGATTGCAGAGGCTATGAAATATCAAGATTCCTATACAATAGACGATATAGAAGATAAAATAAAACATGGAATAGCCTTATTATGGCCAGGAAAAGAAACTGCCGTAGTAACTGAATTTGTTATATTTCCACAAATAAAATCTATTAATATTTTATGCGTTGGTGGGAAGTATGAGGAATTAGAAGAAATGCTTAAATGTATTGAAAGTTACTGTAAAGAAATTGGAATTAAAAGAATTTATGGCGGTGGTCGTAAGGGTTGGTTTAGAAAAGTAAAACATTTAGGCTATAAAAAAGAATATCTAATTAGCAAGGATTTATAGGAGAATATATGCCACAAGCATTACCTTACATAACAGCAGCAGCAGCAGCTAAATCAGCTTTTAGCGGGAGTGGCGGTGGAAAAGCAACCACTACCACGCAAGTTGATCCAGCGCAAATGGCAATGTATGAGGATCTATATGGCAAAGCCAAAGGCATAGCTGCACAGCCATTTATACCATATACAGGCGCAAGAGTTGCTGGTTTTAATCCAGATCAACTTAGACAATTCCAAGCTACTCGAGGATTGTTTGAAACAGGAATGGGATACGATCCTTTTACTGGTTTGCAACAATTAGCACAAGCACCAACACCAACTGTACAACAAATAACACCATACCAAGCTCCAACCATTACAGGAACTCAAGCTCCGACAGCAGCACAAATTGGTGGTGTACAAGCCCCACAATTTAGAGGTTTATTAGGCGCAGATATCGCAGCCTATCAATCACCATATCAACAACAGGTTATTGATGTTGCGTTGGGCGATATTCAAAGACAAGCAGATATAGCTCAACAACAAGCACAAGAAAGAGCAATCAGAGCAGGAGCTTTTGGTGGTTCAAGATCTGCATTATTAGAAGCAGAAGCTGCAAGACCATATGCAGAGCAAGCAGCTAGAACAGTTGCTGGTTTAAGGCAAGCAGGATTTGAGCAAGCTCAAAGAGCTGCTGAAGCAGATATCGCAAGACAGCAACAACTCGGTATTTTTGGCGCAGAGCAAGCTCAACAGCGTGCTTTACAACAAGCTCAACTTCAGCAACAAGCTGGTCTTTTAGGAGCAGAACAAGCACAGCAAAGAGCATTACAACAAGCTCAATTACAACAGCAAGCAGGACTTGCAGGTCAAGATATTCAAGCAAAAATGGCTATGTTTGCTCCACAATTCCAACTCCAGGCTGAACAACAAAGAGCTGGTTTGCTTGGTCAATTAGGTGGCGAGCAAATGAGAAGATTGGGATTACTTGGCGGTATAGGCGCACAACAACAAGCTCTACAGCAAGCTGCATTGGAAGTTCCATATCAAGAGTTCCAAAGAGCATTGGGTTATGCGCCGCAGCAATTTGGGTTATTGGCAACTGCTGTCAGAGGAACGCCTCAACAACAAACAATTACAGAAAAAACATCTCCAGGGATATTTGATACTATATCTGGCGGAGTAAAAACATACGATTTATTAACAGATTTACTTACATAAAAATGGCGATAGAAGATCTTACAAAAGCATACGGATTAGTTCCAACCACATCCTCAACTGGTACACTTGGCTTAGAAGCTCCAAGCCCAGCAGCGAGGTTGGGATCAAGAATATCTAGCAATCTAATTAGAATGGGTGGCTATGATCCAATGGCATTACCCTATTCGCAAAGAAGTCAAGCTAGAAGTGCTGGCTTAAAAGAGTTAGCAGATCGTTTATATGGAATAGGCGCAACATTTTCTGGCGATCCAGCAAGAATGGCTTTATACCAAGAAATGCAAAAAGCTAAACAACCTAAAGCTGGGCAAGCCGCCAAACAAGGTTCTTTGTGGAAAGATCAAGATAGTGGTCAAACTTTTAGAGAATTAATTATAGGGGATG